GAAAAAAGGGGCTTCGGCCCCTTTTTTTATTCACCTCTAAAAAATAATTCTTGACTTTTACTCTCATATCCACTATACTATGACGATATTGAAATTTGTACAAAGGATTTATCAATGACCGAAGAGAAAAAACCAGTTTCACTAGCTAGTCTTATGACTCCAAGTAAAACTGTAGCAATAGACTTTCCTGGGTATTCAGGAATGAGTATGGATCTATGCTACTTGGCGAGAGAAGAGCTAGTAAAGTTACGAAAAAAATGTATTAATACTAAATGGAATAAAAAAACTCATCAACCCGAAGAAGAGTTAGATGATGAAAAATTTTTAGTAGAATATACAAAAGCAGTTATTAAAGGGTGGAAAGGTCTCAAATATCGTTACCTAGAAGAGCTTCTTTTGGTGGATATCGCAGATTTAGACCCGCAGGATGAACTGCCGTATACTCAAGAAAATGCAGAGTTGTTAATGAGAAATGCATCTTCTGTAGATACTTGGGTAACAGAGACTGTAGGTGATCTTGAAAATTTTACTGGACACAAGTAGATGAAGTAAAGCGTCTGCTTGAAAGATATATCAAAGAACAGACTTCTAGCTTTGATGTAGAAAAATATCTTTTAATCTGTGAACAGTTGGGTGAAGAGCCCGACGTAAATAAAATGCCACTAGATGCTTCTGCGTTTCCGTATGAGGTGCAAGTGGCATTTTTTGTGCTTGGATTATTGCCCGACTACTACGAAGGAATGTCGGGAACTTATATGGGGAAAAATTGGAGTTCAGCAAGTTTTATATTTGAAGCATTTGCTATAGAGAATGTACAAACTGTAGTATTTTTCGCAAAAACTTATGAAACTATGCTAGTAAATCAAAGAGCGGAAGAACAAAAGCAAAAACAAAAACAAGCAGAAAGACGAGCAAAAAGCGGAGGTAAAAATACCTTTCGAGTAACTGGTTAAATGGCTAAAAAACGTACAGTATTTGTCGATGTCGTCGTTGACGACAAAGGTACAACCAAAAAACTTGCTATTGATAGTAAGCGTCTTTCTGATGGTTTAGAAAAAGGTCAGAAGAATACAAAAGACTTTGATAGAAATCTTCGGGGTGTCATAGGTACTTCTCAAGCAGGAGGCAGAAACTTTGCAGCTCTTGCTCAAGGTATTACAAATGGTATCGTTCCTGCATATGCCGCATTTGCTGCTCAAGTATTTGCAATTGGTGCTGCCTTTAGATTTCTACAATCTGCAGGTGATTTGTCTACTCTTCAAAAAGGTCAAGAAGCATACGCTTCCGCTACCGGTATAGGTTTAAGAACTTTAACTGGAAGAATTCAAGAAGCCACAAATAATCAAATAGCATTTACAGAAGCTGCTCAAGCAGCTGCTATTGGTACAGCTGCTGGGTTAAGTGGTGATCAGCTTGAAAGACTAGGAGGAGCAGCAAAAGATGTCTCCTTACTGCTGGGAAGAGATGTAACAGACTCGTTTAATCGTTTGGTTAGAGGTGTAACAAAAGCAGAGCCTGAATTATTAGATGAACTTGGTATTGTTCTTCGACTAAAAGATGCTACAGAAGAATATGCTCGTGCTCTTGGAAAGAATGCAAATGATTTAACTACATTTGAAAGAAGCCAAGCTGTTACAAATAATGTTCTAGGTCAGGCAGAAGAAAAGTATGGAAAAATAATTGATATTGTCGATCCTTCTGTAAACCAGTTTAACAAGTTTGGAAAAGCATTCGATGATATTGTAAACAGCATAAGAGACGGTTTAAATGCTTTACTTGGACCAATTGCAGGATTTCTAGCAGAAAATCCTTTTGCAACTCTTTTAATTTCTGCACCTTTATTAAATGGAATTATAAAAAGTATGATTCCATCGTTTAATGGGTTAGGTCAAACTGCTTCCGATGCGTTTGGGGGTCTTGCTGCAAGTTTAAAGGATGCAGAAAGAGCTGCAAATATAGAACTTACAAGTCTTAAATTTTTATCAGGAGATGCTGAAGCAGCAACAGAATTTGTTAAAATGACAAATTCAGAGCTTGTAGAACTTGCAGACGTAAGTGAAACAGGTTTTAGAGGTTTAAAAACCTTACAGCAAGGAGGAGAGCTTGCAGGAAAAACAATTGCAACAAACTTAAAGCAAGCAAAACTTGGTTTAGGAGCTTTTGCAGACCTTCCTGAAACTGTACGAGAAGAGTATGTAAGAATGTTCGAAGACTTAGGAACAGCTTCTAAGTTATCAGGAAATAAGTTAAGTTCAGAAATGAATATTGCTACTTCTAAAGCAAGTCTGGCTTTTGTTAGATTTAAACAAAAAGCAGTAGTCCAGTTAAATAAAGTAGCATTAGCAGCACAAAGAGCTGCTGTAAAAATAGCTTCAGTATTCACTAGAATCCTTACAGGAATTGGAATAGTTAGTCTTTTGGGCGATGCAGGCAAAGCACTACTAGAAAAAATTGGTATTAATTTTGATGCTTTAAGCAAAAGTCAACAAAAATACTTAGGCATACTTGAGAGCCTAAACGATGAAAATGCAGATTTTATAAAACTTCAAAAAGAGTTAAATAAAGAATTTACAACAGCTGCTCAAGTTTCCCAACGAGTCACAGGAAATATAGCTGAGTTATCTAGAAATATAGATTTCAATGAAGAGACTAGACAGATAAAAGCTCTTATTGAAGCTTTAGGAGATGATAAGTTTTTAAATTCAGCTTCAAAGGCAGTAGGAGACTTAGGCACTTTATTAGATGAACAGTTAATTCGATTAAGAACACTAAGAGACGCAATAGACGGTGTAGGAGCAGCAGGAGCTACTGTAGAAGCAAAAAATGCAGCAGCAGCATATAGAGACGAGTTAGATAGAGTAATTAAACTCTTGGTACAGGCAGATGATAATGCGATTGACCCTTCTCTTCTAAACGGAGATTTGTTTGATTTAACAGGCTTAGCTAGGGCAGCTTCGGCATACGAAGATTTAGGACTAACAGTTAAAGCTCTTACTAAGGATCTTCCAGAAGTAGAAGCCAAAGCACAAGAAGCCTTTAGAGCATTAGCCCCAGATAGTACTTATGCTCCTTTGATAGTTGAATTAGAGGCTATCGAAGCTAAGTATAATAAAATAGCCGAAGACAATAAAAAAGCGGGTAGAGATATTATTGCTATAAATGAGAGACGTAAAGCACAATCTCTCGATGCATTAAATTTATTTAGAGAAGAGCAACAAAGATTAATTGATGCAAAAAATAATACCTTAAAAAGAGGTATTTTTGAAAGGAAAACTTTTATCATTGCATCAAGATTTCAAAAGCAACGAATAAAAAGTGCTATGGAAGAGCTTGCCATAAAAGATGAACAGAGTGTTATAGAAGGAAATATAGCAAGTATTATTCGAGGTGCTGCATTATATCAGGAGGGTAAATTAACTCCAACCCAAAAAGAAACCATAAGAAACTTAGAACTTGAAGCAGAACTTAGACAGGAGCAAATAAACCAAATAAAAGAGCAAAGAAAAGAAATGGTTCGTTTGAATCAAGCTGCATTAGATGGGGCAGAACAAGCTGTTCAAAAGAATATATTTGATGTGCTAACAGGAAAAGAAAAGGATCTCAAGGCTTTCCTAGTAAAGATAGCAGAAGGTACTTATAATGCTATTGCAAATGAGTTCTCAAAAATACTTACAGAAAGTATATTTGATATCTTTAGTAATAAAAGTGAACAAACTCAAGAACAAAAAATAAAAGATTTATACTTAGGTGAAAATGGTGTTTTTAGATCAGGAGCAGATATAATTGCTGATAGGATTGCAACAAAAGTTGAAGAAGCAGCTGCAGCAGCTGCACTCAAATTTAAGCAGTACGAAGATTTGCCTACAGGACCTACTGGTGCTGTAGGAAGTCCTGTTATACAAAGAAAAGCAAATGTTGGGGGTTCAGGCAAGACTATACTTTTTCCAAATCAACCTAAAGATGACGAGGAAGAAACAGGCCCAATGGGAGGAAGATCCGGTAGAAATGCAATTTTACAAGCAAATACTGCAGCCGTACAAGCAAATACTGCAGCTATACAGTCTTTAACAACTACTTTAGGAGGACGGCCATCTACAGGTATTATTGGAGGTAGAAGCGGTGCTGCGTCTGGAGGACGAAATGCTCGTAATACACAAATAAATGCAGATGCAGCAGATACTCAAGAACAAGCTGGTATGTTACAAACTGCTGGTGCTCAAACTATGACTAATGCAGTAAATACTTTTGCGGCTACAGTATCTTCAGGTAGGCAAATGAGCGCTCAAGGTTTGGGCAGTACCGTATTAACTTCGTTTATTTCTGCATTTGGAACAGCCGCTGCAGGAAACTTTGCAAGGTATGGCGGAGTAATGAAAGATTATTCTGCGGGAGGAATTGCAAGAGGAAGAAATGCAGGGTATCCGGCTATGTTACATGGAACAGAAGCAGTTGTTCCTTTACCCAATGGAAACTCTATTCCTGTTCAAATGACAGGATCTGGAGGCGGAGTAAATAATGTTTCTGTAAATGTAAATATGGGAGAGGGTACTGCAGATGTACAAGGTGGAGAACAAGGCGGCGTTAATTTAGGTAAAGTAATTGCAGGTGCGGTGCAAGAAGAGTTGCAAAGACAAAAACGACCGGGCGGAATACTTAGTCCTCTAGGAGTAGCATAATGGCACTTGGGTTTCAAGATTTAGGCTCTACACAAAGAGTACCAGATAAGAACTTTACTAAAAAATCAGAACCAACTGTTCTTAGGATTCAATTTGGTGATGGTTATGAACAACGAATAGCTGAAGGTATAAATAGTATAAAAGAAACTTATACCGTGGGTTTCACTAATCGTCCCAAAGCAGAAATTGATGATATTGTTGCTTTCTTTGACAATAAAAAAGGAACAACCGCATTTAATTATACAATTCCAGACAGTAATCAGGGCGGAGGAGAGCGCACAATAAAAGTAGTTTGTGAAGACTATAATCAAAAGTATTCTTATGATAATTTTTATTCTTGTTCAGCAACATTTAGAAGAGTATATGAACCATGACAGATATTGCAAAAAGTTTACAGAAACAAGATCCGGGTTCGGCTCTTGTTGTATTATACGAGTTGGAGTATGCAACAAATAGTAAAGCATACTTTTTTGCTGGGCTCAATGAAAATATTTCAGCAGTACAGTTTAGAGAAACAGGAGGAACTGCAAGATCCTATACTGCAATTCCTTTAGAAGCAGAGGGTTTTGAGGTAACAAGTGATGGTGCAGCACCAAGACCCGAACTCACAATAGGAAATATTGGAGGAGTGTTAAGTGGTGCAGTCGGAAATATTCCTTTAGAAAATCTAGTAGGAAAAAGACTTACAAGAAGAACTACTTTACAAAAATATTTAGTTGGAGAAACGGGCGATGCAACTCCTCCTGTAGAGTATCCAAAAGCAACATATATTATAGATCAACTAAAAGATCGTAGTATTTTAAGTGTTACTTTTGAATTAGCTGCTCCATTTGATGTAGCAGGAACAACTCTTCCAAAAAGACAAGTAATTGCAGGTGCATGCCCTTTTCGTTACAAGAGAGCAGCAGTTTCTGTAGCCAGAGAAGATCGAGTAGGCGGCTGTAACTGGGATGCAAAGTTTCCTGGTACAAATACTCTTCTTTTTATGAATCGTTTTGATGAATATGTAGTTCCTTATTCCGGAGCTCTTACTACAGCTTTTTCTGGTTCAGGAGTCTCAGGAACTTATTATAGAACTTCAGCAACTCTTACACGAATTAATGCGGATGGAACTAAAACAAGTAGTGCTGGATACAATTATTGGCAGTGTCTAACAAATACAAGCAGTACTCCTGCAGATAATAACTCTGCGTGGAGAAGAGTTCGTGTTTTTAATACTTATAGCTCCTCTACCACTTATTACGGATATACCGATAGTAAATATAATGACTATATTCAATATAATAATGTATTATGGCAGGTAAAAAAGAAAACACAAACACAAAACTTTCATGGAACTATACAGGAAGGCGAAAGTTGGACACTAGGAGACGTATGTGGTAAGAAAGTATCTTCTTGTAGGCTTCGTTTTCAAGCTTTAGAAAACGGATCTACTGCCAGAGTTGCTGTAAATACTGCAAAATTTAAATCATTACCTTTTGGGGGCTTTCCAAGTGTACAGCAGCGAAGATAAGGAGATAATAAAATACTTATTTGATAAATATCCAGAAGAAGCTTGCGGTTTATTAGTAAATAAAAGAGGAAAACAAGTTTGGATACCTTGCGAAAATACAGCAGAAGATAAAAAAGAAAACTTTGTCATATCTTCAGCAGACTATTTAAAAGCAAGTTTAACTGGAGATTTGATGGCAATTGTTCATAGCCATCCAGATACTTCTCCAGAACCAAGTGAACATGATAAGAAGACTAGTAATTTTTTAGGTATACCTTATATAATTTACTCTCTTCCAGAAGTTGAAAAGTATACT